TCCCGGAAGCCTCCGCAGACCGTTCCACCGGATCCGCAGCCACATCCACAACAACCTGCGCGAAAAACTGCATATGGTTCTCCTCAGAAGAAGCAAACTGGATACTGATCAGCTTCACCTTCGTCTGCCCGATCTCATGCGCGGAAGCATTGGTAAACGTATGGATCCCGATCTTCCCGGTCTTCGCATTGTCTTCAATCTGATTCAGCAGTCCCGAAATATTCTTGTCATTCCTTGACTTCGCCTGAGCCAGCCTCGGGTTCTTCCCCACGCATTTCAGGCTCTGCTTTCCACCGATCTTCTGCCGGATGGAAGTGATACAGGTGATCTGTCCCTCATCCGCCTGTCCTCCCGCAAACGTCAGCACATCCCCCGGATCCAGTGCAGGGTTCCCGATGGTATCCGAATCAAAAGGTACATAGTTGATCACTGACAGATCCGTCAATATATTCCTGCACAACATCTCTCTGGTCTCTGCCAGTCCAAACTGCAGAAGTGGGTTCACACCCAGATTCATGGTCAGCCCGTTATCCGGATCCAGAGCATAATACTCTGCAATCTGCGTCTGCTTGTTGGTGGAACTCACTGCCGTGTATCTGGTAATAAAATCCGAAAAACTGGAAGAAAAACGGTGTCTCTGCTCCACCTTCATCACAGGATCCTTCCCGTACTTTCTCAGTTCCAGTTTTCCCTCCCTGTTGATAATAAAGAAACCTCCCAGAACCTGTGCCACATAAAACAGCACGTCCCGGCAGGTCTCAATATCATTTTCAGTATAAACAGAAAGCGTCACCCCGCCATTCGGCATGGCATCAATCTCCGCCCTCTTATTCGCAAACTCCACTTTACACCGCTTACAGCACAAAGTAATAAAATCATAAGCAGTCCCCACAGTCTCAAATCCGTTGAAACTCTTATCAAACCGCAGCATAAAATCATACGCCTTCAGTTCCAGGCACTTCGCCAGACGGTTCGCCTCACTGACCTCAAAAACTCCCATCGGCACATCTTCCACCGAACCATCCGCCAGCACCAGATGAAACACCAGCGTCACCTGAGCATCCTCCAGCGTATACCTGTCAATATCACTCAGAAGTGTGATCCCCATCTCCGCAGCATACACCGTTCCCAGCTCAATCTCCGTACTCCCACAGCACTGCCTGGAAATATACCCGGAACCCTTCACAATCTCCTTTGCCCCGAACTCATACGTCATTCCGCCCTTGGTAACGATCGTACCCGTCCAGAAATATTTTCTTGTATTACTCCTGACTGCCCTCAGAAAAGCATCCGACACAGGATACATCCCGCCACCTCCATTTCCCCACGAAAAAAGCACCAGCCAACCAGGTGACTGATGCCTTCGTAAATATAATCATCCTATCTGTTGTAAGTCCAGTGTTTCAGGTACCATTCATGCAGTTCTTCTGTTGTTTTACAGCAGTCTGCAATTTCTTCTCCCTGTGATATCTACCGGCAGGTTTCCCGTCTGAATGTAGCAATATCCAATGCACAAAACTTGTATGTTCCGCCTCGTCTGTGCATCACTTCATCATCACACTGGAACTCAAAATAATCATCCCCGTCCAGAACAACCTTTCCTGTCAGGTTCCACACCCCTGACCACGGAGGACCATCATCCCCCGGAACACAGAAGGACAGCCTTCCATCTTCCAGAATAACAGGAGCCACCGCAATATTTTTCATCCGCGGCATATATGGCTGTTCAAACCAATACGCTTTCCTCTCATCCATTTCTCTTCATCTCCGTGATAACCAACTTCCCTGCAAGCTGGAATTTATTTGGAAGATTTTATTATCCATTCATCAAGAAATTTCATTTGTTCATCCGTATGAAACCAATGCTCTCCATTTTTCATAATAGAAAATGTTGAATTAGTCCTCTGTACAAATTCAAATATCGTTCCATAAGCGGTAAGATTATCTTTTTCACCATACAAAATGTGCGTTGGGATTTCCCATATAATAGGATTTTCTCTTGCATAGCAAAGATAATCCCATGAAAGAGTCTCTCCAAAGGTTGTCTGAATTTCTTTTTTCTCTTTGAGTTCATCCTCTGTAACATTTGCCCAAATCATCATATCAGCAATAAGCCTTTCCATATCTACAACGGGCGAAATAAAATATGCTTTCTCTATTTGCTGATTTGATAAGGCATTGATAGCAAAATACGCTCCAATGCTATTGGCAATTACTTCAACCGTCTTGTAGTTTCTATAAATTGAATTAAAAAGTAATGGAAATTCTTCTTTTGCTTCCCATGGAAACTGTGCAGTATAGTCGAGACCAATCACATCACAATTACTAAAGAGCGGTTTGTAATGAATAGCTTCTTCAGCATTACCACCTTTTCCATGTATATAAATAACTGCTTTATCCACAATAGTTATCCTCCACAAATTCAAATTGTTACACTTAAAAAAGCGGAATTTCACCATCATAGTTTTCTGCTTTTTCCAATAGCGGTCCTTTAGCTCCCATCGTAAACGCGATGTCGCTACTGCGGATAGAGAGCAGCTCCATTCCAGGTCTCACCTTCAAAAAATCCATCATTTTCTTCGTAAGAAGAATTTGCCCCTCCTGTGAAATCTCTACCCAGCAGTAGGAACGCCCCTTGTATTTGATAAATTCGCCAGAACCTGCTGAGTAATCAAGCAACGGTGGAGTATCGTCCAAAATGTGACCAAGTTTTGACGGATGCAAAAGGCCTTTCCGGGTGACGCAGAAGCCACCGGTAATCTTACTTCCGGTAAAAAGATATACTTTTCCTTCATCTGCAATGTGATATTCTTCCATTGCCTGCGGTGGAATCCGCAATGTTCCATCCGTCCGAATGAGTGATTTCCCGAAAATAAATTTTCCTCCCTTATTCATTTGTGGCATAAAAACACCTCCTGAAATTCCGATTTTAATGTCTCTATTATACCATAATGATACTATTATAAAAAAGGAAAAAGAGCTCCTTCGAGCTCTTTTGATTCAGTTCTGTAAACTGGAATTTTCAAATTAGTCTTTGCAAATAACCTTTGAACCTTCACCGTCAATTACAATTCCCTGACGGTTGTTAATTGGGCATAGATTCAAATCCGAAAACTCAGTCATTATTTTCTCGGTAACTTTCTTAAATGGTGCTGTAAGATAATGCGGAAGAACATAGAAATCAATCAAATCAAGCCCTGCATCATCTTCTTGTGAGTAGTCCTCCGGCTTTTCATCCATTTGCTGGATATATTGGATGCTTGGAGCGCATATAATTGCGCCTGCCGACTCGCCGATCATCAATTTTCCATTTGCCAATTCCTTTTTCAGCAGCCCATCAGTTCCCGTTTTACGGAGTCGGTCCATAAGAAAAAAAGAATTTCCGCCGGTAAAATATATCACATCTGCATCTTCAAAAACAGACTGTATCGTTGAATAAGCCTCCGTTGAAATATCAATTTCAGTTACGATTGCTCCCAACTTTTTGAATAATTTTCGAGCCGAGCCGACATAACCGGTGTAGCCTTCACGCAGCGAAGCTGTTGGAATAAATGCGACTTTCTTATTTTCAATTTCTTCCTTTATCAGACTTCCTACACTTGAAAAATGCGAACATAAAAATAGTTTCATCAATATTCTCCTTTATAAATTCCGATTGGATGCTCCCATTATACCATCTCCCTACATCTCCTTCAACGTAAAACTAACCGTCCACAATCCCTTATAACTGGTATCTTTTTTCAGCTTCGCCTTATACCCCGTCACATACATCTCTGCCAGTTTCAGTTCCGCTGTCTCCACATCAAAATACTGCACACTGATCTTATCCTTCTTCGCATACCCTGACAGCTTCACATCCCCGGTCAGGTTCGTCATGATGGAACGCATGGAAGTACCGGCCTGGGAAGCCTTGATACCGGCATTGCCCATCAGACCGATGGCTTCCGCTGTATCCTCAACCGAGAATCCCAGCGCTCCGGCAACCGGTGCACAATACTTGAACGTTTCGCCCATCATGGACACATTGGTATTGGCATTACTGGAAGCAGCCGCCAACACATCCGCAAAATGTCCCGAATCCGCTGCAGTCAGCCCAAAAGCCGTCAGCGCATCCGTCACAATATCAGAAGTCGTTGCAAGGTCTTCCCCGGATGCCGCAGCCAGATACATAACGCCTTCAATACCGGACAGCATATCCTCCGTCTTCCAGCCGGCCATCGCCATATAGTTCATGGCATCCGCAGCCTCAGTCGCAGAGAACTTCGTTTTGGCACCCATCTCCCTGGCCTTATCCCGGAGGCTGTCAAAATCCGATCCCGTTGCCCCGGACACAGCCGCCACCCTGCTCATCGCAGAGTCAAAATCAGCGGCAGTTTTCACCGCCGCCGTTCCAAGCCCTGTCACCACTCCCGTCACAGGAAGCAGCTTCTGTCCCACGGAAGAAATCTTGTTTCCAACTGTCTGCAGCTTCTCACCGGTTGCCCTGATCTTCTGCAAAGCAGTCGCAGACTGGTTCGCCTGTTCTTCCAGACTCCTCAGTCTCTGTTCCGTCTCAACGATCTCCCTCTGCAGGGCATCATACTGATCCTGGGAAATCGTCCCGTTCCGCAGTGCCTCATCCGCCTGCTGCTGTGCAGTCTTCAAAGTTTCCAGCTTCTCCCTGGTCTCAGAAACCGCCTGTGCCAGCAGCCTGTGCTTCTGTGCGATCAGCTCCGTATTCCCCGGATCCAGCTTCAGAAGCTTCTCCACATCTTTCAGCTGGCTCTGCGTATTCCTGATCTCCGTATTAACCCCTTTCAGGGCAGTCTGCAATTTCGTGGTATCGCCGCCAATCTCGACAGTGATCCCCCTGATTCTGTTCCCTGCCATACGGCTCACCCCCTAAATCCCATAAAAAAGGCACAAAAATACCCGGATCACTCCGGGCACAAAAAAAGCACCTGCCATCCCTGACAAATGCTTTCATTATCGTCTTCATTTTTTTATCAACAAAACTGGAAGTTTACAATTTTTTTATAGGATGCCTAATGACCGTTTTCCATTTTTCTGGGGCAACCTTTCTTGCATCAGACAGATATATTTCATGATGTAATCTTTCCATATTCATATCATTAACATATCCATTCTGCTCCAAATAAGCATCCATAAGTGCAACAGTTGCAGGTTCATCATCAAATGCCCCCAAGTGCATTATTTGAACACACAATCCCTCATTAATAGTCAAAAACTCTGCCGATGAACAGTCTATTTTTTTCTTTTTAGCTGCTGTTTCAACAGCCCATTCAAAATCTTTTTGATTCACAAAATCAGGCAGGCGGATAACTGAAATCCAATTAAATGAATCTTTATCTGCATAATTTACACCATGTATATTTTCCTGCCACCAGAATCCTTCAAGTGGTGGAACTACATATTCAAAAAATCCTGCAATTTTATAATCTGTCTTGTAACTCATTCTCAAAGTATATGCAACCGCATATAATACACTAATTGCCTGCTGATATGCCCCGCCTTCTTCGTTTGGATTACCCTTTCCTCTGACTGCAATATAATTTGCTTTTGGGACTGTTACAATCGCTGGTTTATTTTTAGGCATATAAAACTCTTTATATTCTTTCTTAAAATCAAAAGCCATAACTACCTCCTTAAACTTAAGTTGTTACTTTCTGCATAGCGTATTTCCCAAAATGATAATCACCACGACATCAACCATAATGATTCCCACTGCAATATATATAAAAAATGCAGAAAGAAAGTTTTCAAACAAACCCATAATTAACATAAGAATTGCTATAATAGACATTCCAATTCCCGTTGTTCTGCATAACTTCTTTTCATCATACTTTTCCTTTTCTTCTTTTGAAGCCATATTGTATCCAGAAATAAACCAACTTCCGTGCCCAGAAAGTAAAATTATAGAAAGTACAGCAAATACCACAAAGACAGTCCATATTATCCAGTCTGGACCCGTAGCTAAATCTGCTAATTTCATATAAATGCCCTCCTTAACTTCCGATTTGAGGAAAAGCCCAAGGGACTTTAATGTCCCTTATGCTTTTCTCTTTTCTTTTGCTGTTTCAATTCAAACATTCGCTGTTCTTCCGCCTCTTTTTTCTTGCGGCTTCTCTCTTTATGCTCCTGTTTGTTCTGTTCCTGCTGTAATTTCAATGCCTGCTGCGATTTTGTACCAATGCCGGTTTCCAGCATCTGCTTTTTTGCTTCTCGCTGCATCCGTTTCGGATTTCTTTTGATATCCTTTACAATAGTTTCAACAGCCGGACTGAATTTCAAACTGAAATAGTATTTTTGAATATATTCCTGTACTTCGTAATCTTTTGGTTCTGCACCAAATGTTGCCTTCGCCACAGATAGTTTACCATCTTCAATACGCTCAAATACGCCTACCCAAAATGGTTCTTCAAAATATACCGTCAGTTTTCCATTTACTTTGTCCATAAGAATCCCTCCTAAAATAAAATGAACAAAGAATGGACAACCCGGAGGGGCAGGTTACTTACCCTATTTACATAGGACGGCTGGGCTACCTACCAGCTCTAATACATTTTTAATGTACATTGCGTTTTTATCTTTGTATTTATAATCAAGCCATATGGCACGATTAACTTAATTCAGTAAATATTGATTTGATAAACCCATTATACCCTTTCTGAATCATCCTGTCACCACATTTCATCAGATCAGAACCTGTCGAAATCCTCCTGTGTGGCAACCTGTCTCCATCCTTTATACTCATCGTTCCTGCTCTCCACAAACATATCATTCACCATCCCGATAGTCAGCAGATCCAGATCCCGGATGGAAATTCCCAGCTGCACACACCGGAGAAGAAACAGGGGAGTTGTCATTTCACGGTCTGTTGCATGAAGTTTTTTTTAGCCTCCACATCCGTCCTGATGTTCATTCCCCACAGCTCGATCAGCTTCGGCAGAACCTGATAAATACTGAATGTATTAAACTCATCCAGCCATTCCTCCGGATTATCCGGAATCGACGGATCCGCATGCTTCGCCATCACATACGCAATGTTCTCGAACATCTCAAGGGAAAACAGATCCAGGGAAGACTTTTCCGGATCCCCGTCCCCGATACTCTTTTCCAGCACAGATAAATCCTTTTTCCCATCTCGCCAGTGAATAAGCCAGGTTCCAGGAGCTGGCAGTCTTGCCAACTCCCCCTTTAAATGATCCGCACATGATAATTCTTGCCATACTTTCTCCCCCTCTCATGCTTTCTTTCCATAACAGCCGGTACTCTGCTCTGCCACATATTTCGCAGTAATTTCTTCTTTTTCATTCTGGTATCTGATTTTCAGTTTCTTAATCTCCTCATCCATAAATGCTGTTTTTGCTTCCTGCTCCTGTGCTTTATTCACATCCGGTGTGATAATCAGCTGACCATTTTCACATTTCACCTGCACATAATCCCCAAGATGAAAGCCCAGTTCTTCCAGCCACTTTCCTTTTAATGTAATCGCCGGAACTGTCTCATATTTATAACCGCTCTGTCCACAAAC